AAATGTAAATGGGTACACTTTATTTTAAGTTTCCCCCATTTTTATCTTGACAAATATTTATATTTATGGTTTTGAATGTTGATATTTATTTATATTAGTTGACGATATATCCTTGATATTTTAAATTAAATATGTTATATTAATTATATATTATTTTTATCTATTTATGTGTTGATTAATTAGTTATTAAAAACAACTAAAAGAATTAAATAAATCTATTGACGATTTAACACATAAATGATATAATAATTATAGGTTAAGAAAACAACTAAAACAATCATAAAGGGGATTAAACAAAATGTCAATTTACACAATGGGAATCGTAGTATTAGTCTTTATAGCAATCGTAGGAATGATTTTAGGGTCAGTAAAAGAAACATCAAATAATGTAAAAGCAACAACTTCACAAGTAATGCAAATGAATGAATTAGCTGATAAGAAAGAAGAACTTAAAGAAATTAAAAAACTTATCAAAATCAAACAACAAGAATTAGAAAACTTAGTATATGCAACCGAACAAGCTAAACGCAGAACAGTAACAAACTTAACTGTAGAACAAGAAGAAGCAATTGATAAATATGAATCAATGGGAATCAGATTACCTATTGACATCATTGAAGAATTATCTTATTCTAACAATGTAACATACAATTCAGCAATGTCTTTCATTGAAGCTCAACGTAAAGTATGGAAAGCTCAATTCTCAATTACAATGACTAAGGGGATGATGTAAATGAACAATAATAACTATGATCAATTTGATGTATTTATTCAAAACGAACTACATAAAGGAAACAAATTAAAAAACTTAGAACTAGCTGAAAAAAGAGCAATGCGTAAAGCTTATTGTAAAGCTAACAACATTGAGTTCGAAGAACTACCAACAATGCAAGAAAATCTATCAAGTGGCTCTTTAAAGATTATAGTATTCGTAATGTGGTTATTCATCGCAGGAACAATAATATCAGCATTCATTGGTGAAGGAAACTTCTTAACAAATTTCATGAAAGCGTGGTTTTAGAAATGAGTTATAGTGATTACACAAGAGCATTATTAGAAATAAGTAGACAACAACGAGAAGGAATAATAGATTTAGAGTTGTCATTAAAACTAGAAAAATTTTGTAAAGAATTACATAACATTTGGAAAGAAAAGGTAAACAAGTAATGGAAAAGATAACTAGAAACGATTCAAGATTCTTACCTAAGTTTTCTATTAACAGAAAAGTAAATTACATAAATGATTCTTCACTATCAAACTTAATTAAAAGAGCAGATGAAATGTGTGAGAAATATGGTTTAGAGTATGAATCTAGAATATATAAAGTAACAGAATTATACAGTTATGATGAAATGAACAATACCGCTGTCCGTTTTAAATCAGGTAAAACACGTTACAAAGGTGCTAAATCAGAACACAAAGAATTCTACGAAGTTAAATTAATAAAGGTTGGTGCTTAACATGATAACAATAGAATACAACTCATACGGTTCATTAGATATAAAATCACAAACATTCAAAGGAGATAATTGTTTCGATGATTTTCTATACTGGTTCTTCAAAAATGATATAAGAGATTATAAATTCACAAAAGGTAAAGAATACATTCTAGGTGAAATAAAACAAAAGGGGATAAACAACAAATGAAAAATAAAATTATAGAAGTTAATGGGAAACTAAAAATAGAAAAAGTAACTAAGATAGAAACATCTTCATTATATGGTAAATTTAACAACAAAAAGAATTACGATATTTGTTCAATGTATCCAACAATTAAGCCCTCCAATTAAGGAAGGCTTTTTTCTTTGTCTTTTAAATCTTTTAATTCTTTTAACTTTATTTTGAAGTCTTTAATTATTGTACACCCATCTTTTTAAACATATCATAACTAGTTTGTCTAACAATCTGATTATCAAACATCAACAGTCCTTTTTTGAAAGCTCTCACAATCTTATCTAAGTAGTATTCATTTCTATAATTATTAACAAGTATTCTATTTTCACTCATGTCATCTTTAGTCAATGCAAAAGTCTTCTTAGAACTTGGGTCATAATCTTGTGACAGAAACATAAAGTCGCTTTTAGTATCAACCCACATTCCCATCGTAAAACCTTTATAAACAACATTACAGAAGTGAACAGAAGTCTTAGCTCTCTTCATAATGAAAGTATCGACATCATGAGTAAATTCATTATCTAAACTCATTCGACCATATTCTAACTCACTAATCATAGCACCAAATCTCGTTTTAATTCTTTCCTCTTTGAAGTCTCTACCATCAGGTATTTCAAGTACAGCGTGTTTGTATTTATAAAACCTCTTAAACTTACCAGTTTCTTTATCTGGCTCAGGAAGAATATTAAAGTATAAGAACCATGGATTAACAACAGAAACCGAGTTACTTAAACAAACACATCTGAAATTATCACGGTTACGAATTACAGTATCTATAATATTAAGTAGTGCTTCCACACAGTTTGGTGGATATCCTACATTATCTTTTTCACGTATAAACTCATCAAATAATATTGTTTCAACATTAGGGAATGAATTACCTTTAAAGCTTTGCCATGCACTCAACGGAACAGCAAACCCAGCTAGCTGACCATTTATGTAAAACTCTTTACCTTTAGTTTCAAATTTAGTATCAGGAAATTCCTGACTAACATCATTAAACAGTTGGTCAACTTTTTTCAACTCTGTTTTATACATTCTCAAGTAAATAAATTGTGCACCTGTCTTCAAAAATCTTTTAATACAATATTTCTTCATTGAATATGTTTTACCAATACCCCTCGATGCAATTGTGAAGTTCATGATTCTGTTATAGCTTAACAGTTGTTGAGGATTGTAATATAAATCTTCTATTTTCTTTTTCTCTAACTTATTTTCTATTTTATCTTTCTTTTCTTCATTCTGTTCTTTTTCAAATTCAAATAATGTTAAGTTTTCCATAACAGAATCATCCCTCACTTTTTATATTTATTCCAAAAATTTTTTCCGTCAAATCCAAAATTAAAATGATTTTATTTTTATGATATTTATATTTAAAGGTTCTACGATATTCCTATTTTTAGTTTTAAACCATAAGCTTTTTATTTTTAGATGTTTTAGGTTTTTACTTTTAAATAGGGAAGGGTCAAAAATTATGACCCCTTATTTCCCCTAACCCTGTATATACTCATACCACCAACCACGTTGATCCATCCACCAAGTTATTTTATCTAATTCTCCATTTGGCATTACATCAGTTTGAATATACGCAAGACCTTCACTCGGATTTAAAATAACTCTACCTTTTGTTCCAAGCTCATTCATTTTAGTTGAAACTTCACCTATTAAATCACTACCAAATCCACCACTTCTAACATATTGATATCCTTTAGGTGTTTGATCATCTTGACCAGTGAAGTAAGCTAGATTTTTACTACCAATCAATTGATTCAAATCACATTTACCAATACCCGGTGTGTGACCAGTTTCAGTATATTGCCAAATATCACAAGGATATTTAGGTTTACTACCACCATATCGCGGAATCCATACAAAGTCAGATTGAACTTGACTCATACCAAAAGGCTCATACATATGATGACCTACATATAATCCAACTTTCTTAGCTCCTAATCGACGTAATTCATCAATAAAAGCTTGTGTTCCTGCTCTCATATCATCCATCGTCTTCACTTCAACATCCGCCACCCAAACGGTAGAGGATTTATCACCACGTTCCCAGAAATCTTGAGCTTCCTTCTTAGCATCATTAATAGATACGAATCTACAAAAAGCATAGCTACCAAAAGGTATTCCTTTACGTTTCATATCAGCAACGTAACCATTATAACGTGGGTCACGATAATTACTACCATCTTGAACACGTGCTATAATAAAATCAATATAAGGTTTAGCAGTATCCCAATTGATATCACCATTCCATTTAGAAATATCTACAATATTGCCCATATTATCTTTCCTCCATTTTCTCTATCGCTATTGTTAAATTGTTTACTGCGTCTTTTACACTATCCAAAGCACTAGTTACTTTTGTCATCATAAATACTGCTACAAATATTGGAAATCCGACTTGACTAATAAATGGGACTAATTGCTCCATTGATTACACCCACACTTTCTTATTCTCTTATTATTTATCCTTCAACATATCTATTTCTTTTAAAATTCCATCCGCTAACTTGATTACTTAGTAACTGAGCTATATAATCATTTAGTTTTTTATTCTCTTTATCTGTTTCACCTGTATTATCTCCACCACAACTATTAATTGCACCATCCCCAGTTGTGTAATATTGGATCATACTGGCATAATGAAAGTTTCCACCGTTTACATATCTCCAAGGAACACCCAAAGCAACTGAAACTTCGTTAACGTAAGGTGTAGTTCTACCCGTTGTATTACCTAAACTAGGTGCAACAACTGTTCTTGAATATTCCATAGATAATTCAAGAGTATGTTTTTTACCTCTAGAACCAATAAATCTAGCATATCCTATACCATAATTATACTGTTGAAATATAGTCCAAATATCACAATCATATTGTTTCGAAGTTTCCATTGACTCTTTAAAGTGTTTTACACCTTGTCTAATGCTTGCGGCAGGGTCTTTAATTGTATTCATTGGTAAACCTGCGGACTCAGAACTCTGCATTGGGTCTCCACCAGCTCCACCAGATTCAACCATCATCAGTGCTAACAAAGGAATAGTCGCGTCAGGTATACCTTGAGCTGTACATTCGGCTCTCATTTGATTTTCATAACTTCTTACCTTATCATTAACTTTTTCATTTAATTGTAAAGTTCCATTACCAACAGGAACAGAAGGAGTACAAGTTCCATTATCAATACCAGTTTGATCATCTGTAGTCTTCCAAGCATAACCAAAATCAACCACAATTTCAGTATCATTTATAAAGAAAGCATCCCAGTTGTGAACAGCATTTGATTTATCAAAAACTGCACCATTCATAACCTCAATATGCAAGTGATCACCTGTAGCAAAACCAGCTGTACCAGTTTGACCACATTTTTCACCTTGTTTTCTTTTTGTGCCTACAGGATATGCTGAGTGATTATTATCGTGCCAAAACATGTAACACATTCTCTTTGTTCCAGTTGGTGTATTAACTTCATCATCTGTAGCCCACATTGTTCCTGCACTCCCTGCATTAACAACAGTCATATCAGCAGGGGCATAATACCACGCTCTTCTAGTTCTTACACCAGATTTTGTTAAGTGTATATAATCTATCGCCTTAGCTTTACTATGCGAAAAGTCTCCCGATTCCCCTTGTGTAATGTACATAACATCCATAGGGAACATGGAATTTTGTTTTCCATTTGCCCCTACGGATTTTTGACCTTCTTTCATTAAGCGTCAATAGCCTTTGTTAAGTTATTTTGATTAATATGAGTCTTAATTGGCCCATCAATTTTAACACCATCGGAAGGACAATCATACACATTATTGGAAGTAATAACAGTATAAAGCGTATCAGTTGTATAAATACCAAAACGTTTAGGATCAATAACAGTGTTACCATTCATAACAATCTTTCCACCTTTGATAATACGCAACCCATCTGAGTTTTCACCGCGAATAGTCTTAAGATAGTTATTTGCATAAGAGCCATTTGTTGATTCTTCAGATCGAATACCATAGAATTCACAATCTTTAACTAAGTTACCATCAACAATAAATTCTTTAGCTCCAAATAATTCAATACCATCTTTCGTGTTTGTTTCAACATTATTTCCGCTAATAATTACATTATCAACACCTGCAACACGAATATTCGAGAAACGACTCTTATAAACAGTATTACCTTTTATAACTAGTTTTTTACTTCTATATCCAGTTGCTCTACCTAACACACGAATACCATTTTCATAATCATTTATTGTTGTATTACCCTCGATAATAGCATTCGTTAAATTATAAACATTAATAGCTGCAAATTTAACATCGCTAACTTTATTTCCAATGATAGTTAAATCAGTTTGAATTGCATTTGTTCCATCACAATAAATACCATTTAATTTAGAATATTGAATTGTGTTATTAGCAATTAATGTTCCTTTTTGATTATCAACTGGTGTGAAACTTTCAACTAAGATACTATTTGCAAATGTGCTTGTAATTGTGTTTCCTACAACTCTAGTGTGTTGACCACGAATTGTAAAACCACCTACACAAGATGTTGCTGAGTTATTAGAGAAGTTCCAGAAGAAACAAGGTTCATGACAATCATAAGCATATTGTGGACAATCAACAGCTTTATTTCCTGTAATATCACAAGCAAATGCGGGAATGAAACCACCTCCAGCAATAGCGTGACGTGAATTTCTAAAGAAGTTATCTCTTGCTGAACATTCTTTTGATGATAAGAAAGCAACACCATAACCACTTGTTCCAATTGTTCCACCGGGTGATGTATTATTGATAATATCTGATTTATAAACATGTGAGTTGTAACAGTTTGTCATAACAACTCCACAATCTTCAGCACCGTCAATAAACACATTTTTAATAATAATTCGTTGAGCATTCTCAACAATAACACCATTATGACCTTTTCCTTTACCACCCATAATGATATCTAAATCTTTAATTGTTACATTTTTCATTCCTCGCATACATTGAACTCTAGCGTTTTTAGTTTGATCATAACTAAAGTAAACTTCACCTTGTAATTCAATATTTGAACCATCAAATGACTTCACTGTTACAATTTCACCTCTACGAGAACTAGGAGGTGCGCCTTCAGCATAAGATTCATCACTTGTTATAATTAGTAGATCACCAATCAACAAAGCATCACAAGCAGGAGCTACAATTTTACTATCTCCTTGAGCAACACTTTGAGCTAAACCAATAGGTTCAGCAAGAGCTCCCTTTACATGGAATAATCCTTTTTGATATAATGTAGTAGCTGTTTCAATATTTGAACCATCAATAACAGTTTTTCCTTTATAACCTCTAATCACTTTATTAGTAGGAACTTCAAAACCTTCAGACACAACATATTTAATTGGTTCAAACACAAGATTAGAATTTTCATCTTTCTTCAACTCTTCAAAAGCTCTTTTAACTCGACCTGTATCATCAGTTTCATCTTCTAATTTTTTAAAATCTTTAACGTATACAGTTCCTGTTTTATCGACTTTCATATTCATTACATCATTGTTGATTATTTCAGCAAGCGTCCCATCTTCTAACCATTCTTTAAGAACTTCAACAACTTTTTTCTTTAGAAGGGTGTTAATTACATATTCTTCAAAAATATGCCACTCATCACGTAACATATCAATCTTTTTATCTTGTTCATCTAGTCTTTCATTCTGCTGCAATACAACTTTATCTAACCAATCAACTAATTCATTGAAAGATATACCAAGATTATTTACATATTCAATACATGTAATAAGTTGTTCATAAATATTCATGGACTCATCAAAAGCGCTTGGTAAGTATCTTCTGTAAGGACTTATTGGCAGCGTACTAACTTTGCTAACATTACTCATCTTATCATTCCTTTCTAGTATACTAACATAAATAGTTTTGCTTCACATTCATTGTAAATTTCAGTTTCAATACTAAGAAATGTTTCACGATATTTCTGTAACATTTCAGAGTATGTTTCAACTCCAATTTTACCAACATAATTTTCTTTTTCTAACATGATCTGATTAGTAGTTTGATCTAGCTTAGAATTTCCTGTAACATCTTCATTAGAAGTGCCGTCTTTAGTTCCAGTAGAACTATTGGTTCCAGTTGCTTTACCAACATCATGAGATTCTCCAGAAGCTGTTGTTTCACTATTACTTTGATCATGTGTTTTTACTTTATCTGTGGTATTATCAGTTGTATTCTTAGTTGTTGATTCATCAATGTGAATTTCATCGTTAGCATGATCTTTTCCTGTAACTTCATTGATTTTAGAAGCATATCTGATAATCCCTTTACCATCTTCAGTTGTAATATCAAGTCTACCGTCTGGCGTATCCTCATCTAATGTTCTAGCAAAGCTAGTTCCATCATGAACATTTTGGTTGTTACCTTTTTTAGTTCCAGTATCTTCAACATTACGCTCTGTAGTTGTATCATTCGTTCCATCAGAAGTTAATTTTCCAGTTCCACTATTCTTAGTTTCACCATCATTTGCGGTATGGGTTTCAAATTCACCATTTTCAGATGTTTTAAGACCAGTTGTACCTTTCTTATTACCAGTTGTATCAATGTTATCTTTACGAGTACCATCAATATTTTTATCTTTAGAACGATCCATTCTTGTGTTCAATAGCGGATCAAACTCAATTAATTCACTTTTAAATCTTTGGTTATAATAAGGCATTCTTTCATTCATCCAGTTTTCTAAATGAAATTTGAATAACTCAATAGTCTCAAATCCAACTTCTCTCATATAGAATCTTCTAATCCATTTTCTTTCAAAATCTTTTCTCTTACTTTCATCAAAGAAAGGATAATCAAAATCAAATAGGTGGGGTTGACCAACTTCAATTCTTTTCTTAATAGGGGGTTGAGGTCTTTCATATTGAGTAAAGTGATCTATATATCTTCTTAATTCAATACTATAAAGAGCCATCTACTTCACCCCCTTGTTCATCATCTATTTCAAACCCTTCATTATCCATATACATTTGAAGAATATCTGTTCTCATTTTTACATCTAAATCTTCTAATTCTCCCGGATATAAAAGTTTTGCTCTTTCAACAAAATCTTTACGATTCTTAAGCATGATATTTTCAGATGCTCTATCTCTTTCATTACCAGATGTTGCCTCTGCACTTGTCAATCTTTCCTTCTTATCAATAGGAACATTCTGAATCCCCAACATTGTATAGAATTCAGACCAATATGCATTCTTCTGGTCATTAATTTTATCAACAACATAAGGAGCATCAGTTTTATGAACACTAATCGTTTTCGGATCAAAGTGTTTATTAGCTACAATAACAGGTGTATTCCCTTCATATTGATTATAAATCTGCATTAATGAAAACTTATTTGAATCCTCTGCTGTAACTAATACAGGTGTCTTCTGAGCATTTAAGTTGATGTCAATAATCTCAGACGCATTTGCTAACTTTTTCGCAAACATAATAACACTATCCATTGTTGGAATATGTAAATCATTATTCCAAATAACAAGTCCATGTCTATTTTGTTTAATTAATTCAGGATCATCACCATAATTAAAAATGTCATAACTAATTTTTTCATCATCTGGATTAGTAGAAACAGTTTTAAATATTGTTGGTTGCCAATAACGATTTAATTTAGTTCCTGCTGCACCATCTGTTGCAACGAAGCTATCATTGTTATCTTTATAAAATCCAACATAACCACGTGTGTGTAACATCATTTCTAAGAAACGAGGATCAACAGATTCTGGTAAGTTTTCCCACTCAAATAATTGGAAAGTTAATTGGCTTAATTGTTTTGCATAATGCCAATAGTAGAAATTTCCTGCTTTTTCCTGTATTTGATTTGGATTCATATATAATTGTAAATTATTAAACATGTCTATATCACCTCATTACTTAAAGTATAATTTCCAACATCGTTCGTATGCCACAATGTAATTCCACCATCAAATATAGCTTTCAACTCGTTCAAATCTTCCGTGTTAAAATCACCAATTATATTTACATCTTTTGTTTGCACATAATTCCAGTTCTGTCTAGTGTGAAGATTAGGAACTTTAACTTCATTCTTTTTATAACCATATAATTTAAAGAAATCTTCTAGTTTCTTTTGATATTCAGGTTTAATCTGTTTCTTTATCAAGAATACACCATTAAAACCATTACCAACATCATAACTTGTGTTCGTTCCCATTTTATTAATAGTTGGTGGAACATTCATAATATCATCAATTTTAGCCGAAATAGCTTGCAATTGAAGAACACTATTGCCAGCTCCTTTAACAGCTCCAATACCAGAAGATGCTACACCCGCATAACTTCCAGATGCTAGTGACGTTCCTGCACCCAATAAACTTTGACCAACATTCGCTGTGCCATTCAATGTAATTTGATCAACTTGATTATGAAGTTGATTCTTATTACCTTGAATATAAGCTGAAATTAATTCAGTTATGATAGATACATCATTCGGATTAATATTTTGTATTCCCCATTCATCCAACATAAATTGATGCATAGGACTATTTATATCCATATTATATCCAGCAATACTATAGGAAACTTTATTGCTTGTACCTAGCGATCCTTTAGCTGTTAATGTAATATCAGGTCTAGATATATATTCATTTTTAAAATCTCTACGGTTACCTTGCATATCATCTAATGTTAAAACAGTGTACGGATACATCAATAGCTTACTTTCTTTTACACTTCTATATCCATCATATTTAGACCCAATAAAAGTGTTTTTTGTAGAAAACTGTTTACAGTCACTTACATAAACCATCTTAGCTCCATCAGATTCAGCATATTCTACTACCTGACCATCACTACTAAAATTGATTCCGTATCCAGCTTCATTTTCTGCCGTTGTGTATTTCAAACCTGTTTGTTCTGTTATAAACATGGTAACAATGTTATTTGTCATTTTATCATCTTTATAAAGAGACGCGAGTGTATCTATTAATGTTGACATTCGATGTGATTCACCTTGTATGGTAGCATTCACAACAACGTCTTTATCAACAAACGGAACAACATAATAACTAAAAGGTTGTCCAACACCAACAAGACTAGGTAAAACCTTATCTTTATTTGTTCCATGTACCGCCTTTTTACAAGCAATAACAAGAAAACGAATACCGCTATTCGGAATATGATGATGAACATTTACTGTTTCATATTCAGTTCCATAATTTAACCCCTCATCAATCGTATTAATAACAGGTGTTCCATCAGGATTCCATAATGGGCAATGTTCTCGTACAACAAATGATGATAACATTGTCATTTCAAAGCGCCATGTTTGCAGCACATCAATTTCGAAATATACTTCTGTCATCGAACTTGTTTTTCTTTTTAACTGTGTTACAAAAGCATAAAACCATTTGTTATTATATTGAGTATTTTGGAACATAATATAGTTTACATCTCGTAAAGAATCAATTCCAGCATCTGCTCCAATGTAGTTTTTACCGTTATTCTCCACAAACTTCACTTCGTCCATAGCATGAACGGTAGGTCTACTGCTAAAATAACTAAATTGATCGTTTATATTATCAAACCATCTTGTGTGTTTATTATCATTAGAAAAAGGAACGCCTTTTTTAAAAAAGACGTTACTTCCACTTAACGGTACAACAGCCATTTTAGACGCTCCTTTCTATTTTACTTCATATATTTCAAAATCTGACCATAATTCCTCATCATCAAATTCATGAGGAGATTGAGCTACTTTAACAATATCTCCAACTGAAACATGTATTAAAGTATTTAAACTTCTGTATGACCCATCACCTTCAATTCGGAAGACATCACTTGTTCCTCCACCACTTACTTGTTCATGTTTTAAATGAATCCAGTAATTAGGAATTCCTGTTCCTGTAACATGAATATTTTCACCTACAGAAACAGGATCAATTGTTGGTTTGGGTGGCTTAGGGTGCAGTGACTGTTACTTTAGCTGTATCAGATACCGCTACTCCGCCTACTTTAGCTGAGAATGTTACAGTTAATTTATCTGCCCCAGCTTCTTCAGTAGCATCAACATCTAATTTTCCAGTTGAAGCATCAATTTTAGTTCCTGCTTTTGTTCCACCAGTTACAGAATATGCTTTATCTGTTACTTCGCCTTCACCTTCAGTAGAACCTGAGAATGTTGTAGATTCACCAGCTTTTACACTAGCTGTTTTTGGTGAAATCGTTGCTTTTGGTTCAGGAGGAACTGGAGCATCTGCCGTAGAGAATACAACAGCATTTTCAAGAGTTGAACAAGAAAGTGTTTGCCATACATGGTAGAAGTAGTTCCAGTATAGACCTTTTGGATTGTAAACATTTGTCATTTCAATATTGTTGTCATAACACATGAACCAATCTTCATCAACAAGAACTGCTTGAATTGCTGGATCAGCAAATTCATCAATTACAGTTACTTTAGATAAGAAATCAGTTTTGTTCATGTTGAAAGCAACTGCTAATACATCAACATCAATTTCTGCTTCTGTTTCTGCTGTAATAAATAGATGTAATCCTTCCATTTCAGAACGAGTATGTACCCCAGTATGGTTGTATTTACGTGAACCCATTCCAAGTGTTAATTTACGAACATAAGCACGCATTTTCTTAACAAAAGCACGAGCTGTATCTTGTGATGTAGGAGCTTCTACTTTTACATGATGGAAGAATCCTTTTTCATAATACTGATCAATCAGTTTACGCATCCATAAGTACTCGTCCACTTCAGCAGAATTATAAAGAGCTTCAAAAATACCAGTAATAAAGTTATCTAAATTCTGATAAGACACAAATGCTGCTTTTAATTCAGCTTGTGAAACTGTTTGCTCATAGTATTGTTCACGGTTACGTTGATGGAAGAATGCTTTTGTGTCAGGAAGTTCACGTTTGTATAAAGTAGATTCAGCATCAGTTGGATCAAACTTCTTCGCTTTCGTGATATCTGTATAAATTTCTTCGATTGTGTAACCTAAAGGCATTGTGCCTTTTTTAAATTTGCCAAGCGGGTTATTCATTGATTTATGTTTGATAACAACCAAACCAATACGATCCACTAATTGATTTAAGAAACTATTGCGGTGTTCTGGATTTGAGTTAATACCAATACCAACTTCACCAATATTTCGATCATTTGCTTCTGGAACAGCTAACGCATACGCTCCACCTAATTCTCTACGAATCATGTTTAATGTGTCTGCTGTAGTTTCAGCACCAAGCAAACCGTTAACATCATTCATGTTAATTTTAGCCATTTGTTTTCCTCTTTTCTTCTATTAAATTGTATGTGTAATCACCTAGCGGTGTTATTACCTAAAGACCTTTTAATGCATCACTTAATGTTCGTTCTTTTTTCTCTTTTTGTTTCAGTTGTTCTTTTTTTTCACTCATATCAAGTGTTTGAGTTGCAATACGGTTTGCATAATGGGAATTTGTTTTTTGAAGTTCTAGATTTTTCTTTTCAATAGCATTCATGTCTTTTTGTAATTTTTCTTGTTTCGCAATAATGTTGCTAAAACCTTCATTTAATTCCAACATGATTTCTGATTTACGACTATCAACAGTTTCAGGTGCTTCAAATTCACCCATTAAAGTTCCTAACAATTCTCTATCCATTATTTTCACCTCTATTATTTAGTATTTTAGGAGATATTTACCCCTTGATTAATATATTAAACTATGAATCAAAAAATAGCAACATTTATTTCTTGACGAAATAACATATTTTATGATATATTTAAAGTTTATTTATTTTTTCTATTTAAACTTATTTTTAATTTATGGTTTTATCTTTTTATTTTTCCCTATATAATAGAAGAAACACGAAAAAGGAGTGATTCAAATGAAATGGATTCTTTATTTTATCTTTACTTTTATTTTCTTTTTCATTTTAATAGTAAATCTTTATGAGTTTTTAATTTGTTATAAATGGTTTCACGATATTGTCTTGTTTTTCTCTTTTGATTTTATCTTTTGGTTTTGATCTTTCATTTTATTATTTTAAAATCTTTTAAAATTCTTTTCTAAAATCCCTTGCATTTATCATTTTAAAATGTTATATTTAATTCAACGAAAGAAACACATTAAAAGTTAAGAGGTTTTGAACTTCATCTTTTGATCTTTTCTTTCAAATAAAAAATGTTATCAAATAAATTAAAATAAAAACTAAAATGAAAGAAGGAATTTAAAATGGCTAAATTTATTACACGTACTATCGTATCAACAACTATCGTAATTGGAGAATTAAAATTAGGTTCAACTGAAGTAGAAGTAAAAGGGAAATTAGTTGAAGAAGGTAAACTTGATCTTGAAAAGGCTACAAAAGTAGTTCAAAAAGCATTCAAAGGAGAAAACGTAATCGTTCTTGATTTAGTTCAAGATGAAGCACAATACAAAATCTCTGTTGAAGACTTCATTGCTCACGCTGAAAAAGTAGAAACTGTTGAACAATTAGAAATCTCAGAAGAAACAGAAGAAATTGAACAACCTGTAGCATAATTAAATAAAGGGTTTAGGCTTTGAGTCTTTACCCTTTTATTTTACACATAATTGACGAATTAACTTATTTTAACTAGGAGGTAAAATAATGAAAATGTCAGTAATTGAAATGATGGTTAAAACTTTATTGTTGCAAGGTAAAAATGAAGATGAAATATTTTATTCTTTATGTGATAGAGGTGTTTCACCTGTTTCAGCACAATTCATTATAGATCAATACATTTAATCTTTAATCTTTAGGAGGTCTTAAAATGTACTTAGTTTCCAAAACAAAATATTGGTTTATGTGGGTTTTCAGTATGTTAGGAATTTCTGCTTTAATTTTTATTCTTATTAGATGTTTTGATTTATTATTTTAGGAGGTCTTAAAATATATTATCTTTTATCAATAGTTATATTATTAATTGTTTTAGTGTATTGGTTTGAATCTTAAATAGGAGGTCTTAAAATGTTAAATATTTTTGGTAGTATTGTGTTATTCTTTATATTAACATTCTTCTTTGTTTTTGTTGTTTGTTGTGCTTGTGAAGTTGCTTTTCGTTTATTTAATAAAGATTAACTAGGAGGTCTTAAAATGAAACTTAAAATTAAGTGTAAAATGGTTTTCGAATGTACTTCAACTTGTGAATTCAAATGGATTGAAATTATATTTTAGGAGGTCTTAAAATGAAAAAGAAAGAATTATTGTTATTGTCTTTTGTTTGGTGGTTAGCTGGTTTATCTTTAGGTTTTTGTTTATGGGGTTAGAATATTTTAGGAGGACTTAAAATGAAATCATATTCTATCTTTATTGAACAACATTATAATAGAAGAATCCCGTTTTGGTTTTATCTTTTATCTTTTGACCTTAAGTCTTTAAAATCTTCTAAGAGGTGAAACAATGAAATATTTTTTAGAATGTGTATTTGCAGGAATACAAGGTTTATGTATTGGTATTTTCATCTTTTATCTTTTGACCTTAATCTTTTAAGATCTTCGGGGGAAAAGAAAAAGGTCTCTCCTGAATAAGCGCTTAGCGCGTATTCTCGGAGAGACAAAGAAGGAGAGATGGTTTTGGAATGAAAATTAGATTTCAACGTAAGGATAGGAATAAACAACTGATGGCAAAACAAAATAGTAAATGGGAAAATAAACAAAGAGATAAATTTTTAAAAGAACAATTAAAGAAAAAGAAAGCGAATAATATATTAGAAGGAAGTGATTAATTTGAAAACGTTATATGATGAAATGTTAGAAAGAACCTATGGTGACATATTACCCATAACAATAAGAATAAATGATGGTATTCCATATATTAAACAAATATCTAAATTTAAAAGAAAGTACTTAATGATTAAAAATTTAAAATCACACACAATATTTTTTGGATCAATGAAAATTAAATAGGGGTGTGGGGAGATGGAAGTTAAAATAGAGGTTACTAGTATTCTTAGTGATATTGAACCATATTTACCTGTTTTGAAAGAGTATGATTATAAGGAAGGAACAGGAACGATTTATCTAACACATTTACATGATATTTTTGATTTACAAAATAAGTTAGAGAAATTAAACTTAAATACAGCTTTGACACCATCTATAATAGTGTCAAATGATAAACTAATTATTTATGATGATTGGATTGAATAGGAGGAGTGGGAATAATGGAATTCACTATTGATTGTGCTGAAACTTCTTATGATGTTTATCATTATAACAATGTTTTAAAAAAGTATTGGGTTAATAAAGAAGAACGAATTATTAAATTAAAAAGTTTAGAAGACTTGGATCAACTACAAAAAGAAATAAATGAAGATTTAATTATAGGTAAAAATAATTCTATTTTAATTTATGATGATTATATTGAATAAAATGTTGACTTAAATGATTAAGAAATGGTATAGTGATGACAGACAAGGAAACAGTCGTTAAAACCCGTTGAATCCATGAACGTAAAGCAGTGATGTCAAAGAAGGAAAACTTTAAACCCGTCAGTATTTGACGTTAACAACCACTCAAGCGTAGCGAGGTAAAACAACCCGACACCTGAAGGAAAATAGGGAAGAGACATAAAACCCGTTGAAGGTTAGGGCAACGTTAAAACCCTCCAAAATAAATTATCGTATATTGCAGGAGAAAACCTAAAGAAAAAATCAAATAAAAGTTTTCGTTGGCAGTAGGAAAGACTACATAGTATAATTAACTTACACAATTAAGCAACAAAATAACTTATAGGAAAGAGGTGAAAGCCTCTTCTCTAAATTAACAAATTTGACTTGAAGGAATAAAGATATGTTTAGCGTATCCTTAGAAGGGTTATTCCTTCACATAAGTCATACATATTTTAACTAAGCAGTAGCGACAGCTACAAAATGTTTTACATCGTTAGTCAGTGGTAGACTTTAAAACCTTCATGTAAGACAAGTAAAGCCACACACTTTATATGTCTTGATTTCTGACAGGGTGAAAGCACTCAAAAATTATTTCTCTAACATTCACCAGATTGAAGAGAAAAGAAATAAAAATTATAGCTTGTAAGAGTGAGAACTTCATGTTATAATAATATCAAGGGTTAAGCGAAAGACATTTCGCTCTTGATAACAGCATCTTAAAGGAATAGAGAACAGATCAATATTAAAAATTACCGTTCTTGTTAACTTACCTCCTTTAAAGTTAAAATCACATATCCAAATGAAATATCATGTATACTGTTACTTGAAACATTAGGATGCTGTTATGAGGAAAACCTCAAATAAACTAAAACAACGAAAAGAGGAAATTATAATGAATAAAACAATTTTAATCGGACGTACTACTAAGGAAGCTGAATTACGTTATACACAAAACGGTAAAGCAGTTGCAACAGTTGATTTAGCTGTAAATAGAGACTATGTTGCTGAAGGTCAAGAACGTGAAGCAGACTTTATCCGATTAGTTATTTGGGGTAAACGTGCAGAAACATTTGCTAACTTTGTTAAAAAAGGGCATCAAGTTGGTGTTGAAGGTGCATTACGAACTCGTAATTACGATGGTCAAGATGGTAAAAAAGTTTATGTAACTGAAGTACTAGTTGATAACTTTACTTTCTTAGAGAAGAAATCAGCATAATTAAATAGAGGGGAGCTTAATTGCTTCCTTTTATTTTTAAGGAGGATTGACGAGATAATGGATAAAGAAGAACTAATAATTAAATTAAAAATAATAAGCGAAAAACTTAGATGTGGTTTAATTGATCAGAAAACATTTGATAAAGAAATTGAATATTTGATAAGATATAAATGGAAAGAAAATAAAAGTTTCACTAAAAATAGTAACTATTATAATTAGGAGGTAGAGGGATGGAAGAGCTAACATCTAAATCATTAAAAGACATAAAAGAAATTATTGAAAATACAGATAGATGGTGTGATGATGATTTAACATTAACTTATGTGAAAATAAAAGCGATAATTGAATTACTTGAAGAAAGAGGTATTTTTAATAATTAAGGAGGTAGAGGAATGAACTACACAGGAAAAAGAAAGAAAGTATATAAATTCATTAAAAATGGTGAAAAAATAGCTGAAGGGACGATAGATGAAATGAGTGAACAACTTGGAATAACGAAACACTCTATTTGGAATAAAGTGAGTAGGTCGGTTAACGGAAGATTAAAAAGAGTTACATATGAAATGGTTGAGGTTAGTAATTCTGTTAATGAATATGTTTTAATGATAAACGATAAATTTATTGGAAAAGGTTCATTAAAACGTTTAAGTGAAATATCTCATTTTAGCCAAGAATATTTAACTAAGATATCAAATGGTAATTATATTCCAAAAAGAATTAGGATAGAAATATTTAAGAAGGTTGGTTAACACCAATCTTTTTAAATTTAATTATTGACGAAATGTCAAAAAGATGTTATGATATTAGTAACTTAAAGAAAAGGAATTGATAATAATGGGTGTAGCAATTGATATGACAGGAAAAAAATATAATAGATTAACTTGTATTGAAAAACTTGAAGAAAGACAAAAAGGTCATATTATGTGGAGATTTAAATGTGATTGTGGTAAGGTTATAACAGCTAGAGGGGGTGATGTTAGACAAGGTAAAACGGTTAGTTGTGGTTGTCGCACAATTGAGATAGGAAAAAATAATAAAGGTAAATCAAATGAAGAAAGGAGAAAGAAAGCTTTAAGTAAATAATAAAAGAATTGAAAGATTATTCAAGGGAGATTAGAAAACATGGTAAAACGTCGTTCTAAAAAACAACCTAAGTTCACTATCAGAGATGTAGATGTGAATGAATTTAACAGACTTCAAAACAACGCTAAAGCAATGATACGTTCTAGAAAGAAAAAATACGGTGTGGACATTTCTGGGGAAATTGATTTAAAAACAAGTATTAGTGATTTCAAAACACGTAAAGGTTTTAACGCTTGGAAAGAAGCAATGAGTAAATTGAGATATAGAGCTGATTTACAGATAAAGAAAGTTGGAGACACTGTTGCAAGTCAAAAACAGATTAACCAATCACAAAGAGAAGTAAATGTGATGAAACGTAAACTTCAAAAAGTAGATGGAGAATATCAAAATAAATATAAAGTAAGATTTAATGAAAAACAATTATTAGAATTAACATTACAAACAAATGTTGCTAGGGATATGGAAATAGCTAGACAAAAACAATTAGAATCTATACCAAGATTTAATAAAAAAGGTCAACAAATAAAAGATGTTCGTAAAGATAAAACAGGTGGAACTGTTATTGTAAGGGATAAATTTGATCCGACAATATTAGATAATAATCAGAGGGTTAAGATAAGGGAATATAATTTAAAACAAGTAAGTGATCCTGAACGTTATAGTAGACGCGAACAACAATTGAAAGAAAATCAGTTGACCAGATTGAAACAAGCATTTGGTAGTGATGCTGAAGACGTGATAAGATATATAGAAGATATGAATTCACAAGAATTTAATAATTTTTATTTTATGTTTATGGATAGTAGTTTAGGATTTAATGAGTTTGATTCAGAACAATATATTGGTCAATCTGCTGAAACTGATGATCAATTATTAGGGGCTATTGAGGCTATTAGAACAGATATTCAACGTTATGATAAAAATAGAGAAAAGTATAAAATGCTTATGAAATATTAGGGGGATGTATTGGTAATGGTTAAGAAGAAAAGAAAGAAAGCCACTATTAAGACTTATGCTTGTGACTTTGAAACAAATACGGAAAATTGGTTGCATGATAAGAACCCTAAAGAGAATCAAAGAGTAAAAGAAGTAAATCCTGATTTATGGAAAGGTAGAGAGGCATGGAGACAACACACAGGAGGAGATCAAGCTTTTGTATGGTGTTGGGGTGGAACTGAGATAAGAGAAGATATGAGTTTTAAAGGTGAATTGGATAACTTCTTATTTGGTAATTCTATGAAAGATTTTATGGATTGGTTATTAGACGGAAGTAAAAATGTTTGGTTTCACAATTTAAAATTCGATGGAAGCTACATAACAGTTCAACTTTTAAGAATGGGATATAAATTTACATTTGAAAGAAATCCTGCTATTGGTGAATTTACGGGATTGATTGACGGTAAAAAGATGTGGTTTGATATTACCATTTGTAAAGAAGGCCCTAGAGGTGGTAGACAGTTTATAAACATTAAGGATTCTTTAAAGAAAGTGCCAATGGGATTAAGAGCATGCGCAATGGCTTTTGGTTTAGATGTATTTAAAGATGATTTAGACTATGATGAAATACGATTACCTTATCAACCTATCACACCTGCTGATTATAAATATCTAAAGAAGGATGTTGAAATAACAGCAAAGATTATTCATTATCAAGTATTCCAAAGTGGTTTGAATAAAACAACAATTGGTTCAGATGCTTTGAATGAATTCAAATCGACTATTGGTGGAAATAAAGGTTTCCAAAATATATTCCCAGTTTTAGATTATGAAACAGATAGCTTTATAAGAAAAAGTTATTTTGGAGGTATTACTCAAGTAAAACCAGGACATGAAGGAGAGCTTGTTGGAGAAGGTTCAGTATATGATATTGTATCGATGTATCCTTTTGTTCAATATTATAAGTTATTGCCTTATGGGATGCCAGTTCCGTATCAGGGAAATTATTATGATATGAGTGAAGAAGAAAGAGAAGGGTATCCTTTATACATACAGAAAGTAAGTTTTTCATTCTTAGTTAAAGATGATCATCTTCCTACAATTCAATTAAAGAAACAAAATGTTGAGTTTAATTATAATGATATGGATGATGTAATGAAGTTTAATGGTAGGGAGTTCCAAAAAACATCTTTTGGAGAAATTGTAACAATGTATTTAACGAATGTGCAATGGGAACAAATTCAAAGGCAGTATTGGTTAGATGATATTATCTATCATGAAGGTTTTATGTTTGAAGGTAAAGTGGGGATATTTAAAGATCATATTGATAAGTGGTTAAAGGTTAAGAAGGAAGCAAATGATTGTGGAAACTTTGCCTTGAAAAATCTCAGTAAACTTATGTTAAATTCGCCTTATGGTAAATTTGGAACAAATGTTCTTAAACAAAATGTTGAACCATTCTTGCAAGATGAATCAGGAAGTTTAGGATTTAAATTACAAAATGATGATGAAATTAGACACATGACACCTGAAGAATATAAACAATATGAAATTGATAATGCATCCGATCCTGTTTACACAGCTTATGCAAGTTTTGTTACAGCTTATGCTAGGGTAGAATTAGTAAATGCTGTAATGACATGTTATGATCGTTTTAGATATTGTGATACCGACTCAATTCATATTGTTGGAACTGAAATTCCTGAAGGATTAAAAGATAAGATAGGTGGAGATTTAGGTCAATGGGAGCCTGAATCAGAATTTAAATATGCCAAATTCCATCGAGCTAAAACGTATTGTGAAATGATTTTTGGTAAGAAGGTTAAAAAGAAAGATAGATGGGGAGATATGGTTACTGTTGTTAAACATATCAGTAAGAAAGAATGGGAAGGTTTACCTGAAGAAGAAAGATGTCTTGATAAAAATTTAAAATGCGCTGGTATGCAAAAAGCTATAGCTGACACGGTTGACTTTGAAGAGTTTGAGATTGGATTGAAGATTGATCCTTATAACCCAGCTAAAGAGAAGTGGAGAAATGTTGGAAAGTTAATGCCTTCTCAAGTTGCTGGAGGAACATTGCTTAGATTGAGAAAGTTTAGTTTGAATTAGGAGGGATAGATAAAGATGAAAGAAATTGAAGAATATAAAAATAAAATAATACAAGAAGCTATTGACAGTATGGATAAGAAAGTTATTGAAGAACTAATTAAAGCGAAAGAAGAATACGATAAAAATAAAGAGGTGGAGAGATGATTGAGAAAGAAATTAAAGAATTTATGGAATTTTTAAGTAAAAAATATAAATTAAGCATTAATGAAATTAGAGAGAAAATGATTAAACAATGTCTAAATAGAAGGGATAGATTGAAGTGATTGAAAAAGATGTTTACAAGTTCAAGAACAAAATAAAAGTTGGTATTATGTATAGTATTTATACTCATTTGGGATTAATCAACGATGTTGATTTTTCCCTTCTAGATGATGATACTTTGGATGCGTATTTGCAAGGAGCGATACGATCAACAACTAATTGTAAAAGAGAAAATGAATGGGAACAGTGGTATGTTGGTTTAATGTTTGAGAATAAAGGATTTAGAGGTTATATCATTTGTAAAGATAAAAATAAGTTGAAAGAATATTTAGTTGATGCTATGATAGATTACAGATATCCGAAATATTCAATTGTGGAGGTATAGGAGATGTGGGTTGTTATACATAAAGAAAAGATGAGTATATTTAGTGGTTATAAATCATTAGATTTAGCTGAGAGAGCTTGTGAGAATCTCAATGAAGTTAAAAGAAATAAATACTATGTGGAATTTGTGGAGGTAAGAGGATGAAAAGACAAGTTAGAGTTATTCTTAAACATAAGAAATTCCTTGAAAAAATGTTAAAAAGAAATATTAACCTAAGAAAAAATTTTAGATTTAATCAACATTATTTAAAAATTATAAAAGAATTAGAAAAATGGGGTGTTAAACTATGACGGTGTTATATTGTGTAGCTAGTTATTGTATTGGTAGTATGGTTACAGGAACTGTGATTTATCTAGGATATAGATTTCGAAAGGAGGTGATGTAGAATGGCTTTACAAACAATTACTTTAGATTTTACAGGGAAGATAGCAGGATCAACAACTCAAAATCCTAATATTGCATACTTTAATGATGTTGAGTTTACTCAATTACAGTATGATCAGATATTTGGTAGTGAATTGCGAGTTGCTACAACTGATGTTTTGAAATTTGAATTTCCTGTTCCAACTGAAGCTCAAATAAATCTTCAATCCGTTGGTATCTATTATAAATCTAAATTAGATAGTGGGGAGAATGAATTAAGATCATCTGATAAGGGTGTTTATAATGATGATACCACAATGTATAAACAAAAGTTATTAGAAATTTATGGTGTTGATATTCAAGATCAAACTATTAAATTTAATATAACGACAACAGGAGATTATGGTGTCTATGAAGTTAAATGTGATGTTACTTATGATGACGCAGGATTAAATATTTACGGTGGTCAATATCAATATAACGATACTGGTGGTGTTGTAGTTACTGTTCCTATTCAGAATAAGAAGTTGGAAGAGATCACAGCGGAGTTAGAATCAAGACCTGTAAATAGTGTTACTAATGTTACATTTGCTCAAGTTGGAACGGAATTAGTTCCTTAAAAATAAAACTTGTCAAAAGATGAAAATAGTGTTATTATAAATTTAAGGAAAAGATTAAATTCAAAACCTTAATACAATTAAATAGAGGGAACAGCTACTGTAGTGTTCTCTTTTTATATGGAGGTAATGGAGAAATGATAGAATACTGTGATGGAATTGTTAAATTATATAATGTTGAAACACCTAATAATAAAAAAGGTTCATGGGTTAATGAAGAAGATTTTTTAAGGGTTGTGGAGGAATTAAATAATACTAAATCAAGACTTGAAAGAGTTGTTGAATCTAAAGATATTACTATTAATCAATTGAGACGAGCAATTGAAGAAAAAGATGTGGAGATAGAAAAATTAAAAGGGTTATATAAAACTGATGTTAATTATTATATAGATGAAAATAAACGTTTATTTAAAGAATTAAAAGAAATGACAAAACATAAAGATAAAACATTTATGAAGGTTTTAGAATTAGAAACAGAATTATTTAGTATTAAAGGTGAAGAAACTTGGACATTGAAATACATATATGATGTTGATGGTGTTGTGAAAGAATATGAGCAAAATGGAATGTTTAAAGAAGATGCTGAAGAATTAATAGGTATGGATTCAGATAATTGGAACCACTGGAGTTTAACAAAAGAAGAAAGACCTGATAAAGATAAAGTTATAGAAGGATTATTGATTAGATGTGAAACTGATGAGGAATTGATAAAAGAGTTGGAGAGTAGAAATGAAAATCTAGCTAATGAATTATATAAACTTAAAAATGATCAAAGATTAAAAATAAAACCGTGTGATAGAAGAGCTTAGGAGGAATTGAAATGGAAAACTTTGAACAAGAAATTATGGAATTAAAAGCGGATATTAAGGAATTGAAAGATTATATTGAGGAGAAGACAATTAAATATAATGATATGAAGAATAAGTATGAATCATATATGATGTCTCCTAAAGAAGAATTGGGAAGAGAGATTGATCAACTTAAAAGTGAGAATGAAGTTTTAAAAGATGAGTTAAAAAAGATGAATGTATTTGTTGAGAACTTTGAAAGTAAAAACAACCAATTGAAATTAAAAGATGAGCAGATAACTGATATCAAAGATAATTTTAAAGATTATAGAGAATCTAAAGGTGATTATGAAAAGACTTATAATATTGAATATACTAAGTTTGATGGTATGTTAGAGAAAGTTGTTGATGGTGAATATAAATCTATTAAGGCGACAGAAATACCTAAGTTTATTGAAAATAATAACTTTGAAAAAATTACTATTGTGAAGGTTGGTGAATAAGATGAATATTATTATGTATACGAAGAATAATTGTCCTAATTGTATGCGAGCGGAATTTATGTTTTCCGCTTGTCCTACACCTGTGAATATTGAGAAGAGAAATGTTGATGAAAATGAATCACATAAATCATATTTGACCGAAGTATTTGATTCTAATACTCTTCCTACATTTGTGTATGAATCTGATGTTCTTGAATTTGGTGAATGGAAAAAGAAAATTAATGTTTTAAGAGGATTTGATGAAAATTTAGGTAAATTACAGGAGGTTTTGGGATTATGATGGAAGATATGTTGAAAGTTCAGAAAAAAGTTGATGGCGATATTTCACATAAAATAGAAACTTCTTTTAAAGAAACTTTACATCTTAGAAAAATAGCTTTTAAAGTTGAATTAAGTGAGTTAGCTAATGAAGTTGGATTCTTTAAATATTGGAAAACATCTCATAAACAAAATAAAGAACGTGTTTTAGATGAGTGGGCAGATTGTTTGGCTTTCTTAAATAGTATTGTAATTAGTCAAGGATATGAAGATTATGTTATAAGTTATTATGATAAGAGATTGGATATCGATATTGAAACAACCACTTTTATAAGACAAGATTACTTATTTAGAATGATGAATAAAAATGATATGGATTCTATTGATGATGTTTTGAGTCAGTATTTCTATCTTTATATGTTTGGTAAGAATTTAGGTTATAGTATTGATGAAATGAATTCTGCTTATAATACAAAAAGTATGGTTAATATAATTAGAGCTAAGGAGGGATATTGATGGGATTTATATGTTCCTATTCTAATTGTAAAGAAAGTGTTTATGATATGCCAACTTTATATTGTAAAAAACATTATGAAGAATATTTGCAAAATGTAACTGAAGACATTTTAAACAAGTCTAATCATAAAGAAATAATAAAACCTAATCATTATCACGAAGGAGTTAATGTTGATCCAATATGGTATGGTAAAGAACACTTTACACATGAGGAAATGAAGGGTTTTTATAAGATGAATGTTATTAAATATGTTACTAGAGCTGATAAAAAGAATGGTTTAGAGGATTTAATTAAAGCTAAAAATTACCTTGAAATGTTAATAGAAAATGTGGAGAATAATGACGAATGAATTATACAGTTGAAGAAAATAAAAAGAGACAAGTTAATGTTGATGTTAAATACATAGATAAAAAGAATGTAAAATTACATTTAAATATTTATAAATTAGGTAAGCTTAAAGATATAAAAGAATTAACTTTTTCTAATAAAGAAATGTGTATGATACATGTTGAGAATCTTATCAAGACCACAGAATATAATTTAGATGGGTTTGCTAATGATTTTTATCAAGGAAAAGAAAGGTTCTTTATTACTCTTAGAAAATAATACTTGACAAATATGGAAGACTATGTTATACTTGAAAGAGTAAGACATTAGGACTTCCATATTATATTTTGATCGGGTTTTCCACGGTGAAACGTGCCGACAAATGGTGGGTACTGAATATGCCTTGTAATACAGTCCGTGATGATTTTACTAGAAAGCCTTGTGAAAGTAACCTAACGGTGAAATTAGTAGCAAGGTTTTCATCTTAAATAAGAAAGATAAAATGAGTGAAATAAACTCATTATTTTTATAAATATAAACTTGACAAAATTAATAAAATATAGTATTAACATTTTTAGTTAAATAAAACAAGTAATTTCTTAGAAATTTAAAAAATAAAAAATAAAAGATTTATTGACATGAGTTACATTTTATGGATGAAAAATCCGAAAAAAGTGTACCCCTTTACATTT